ACTTATTACGGAGAGAAGTTTGTAAACAGTTTGTCTGACGAACACTTGCGTGGTCTTATCTTGCACGAGAACTTACACAAAGCGTTTCGTCACTTGGTTGTATGGAAAGACCTATACAAACAGAACCCTAAAATTGCGAACATGGCGTGTGACTACGTTATCAATCTTATGATACATGACAGTGACCCCGAGGGTAGAGAAGTAGGGTTGCCTGATGGCGGTTGCCTTGACGAGAAGTATCGTGGCATGGACGCGCAAACTATATTTAAACTGTTACAAAAAGATCAAGACAAGAAACAAAAACAAGGAGATGGAAATGGTGAAGGCAATGGTGGTAGCGGTCAAGACTCGCAAGAGCCAGAGGGATTTGACAGCCATGATTGGGAAGCGGCTTCAGAGTTGTCAGAACAAGAGCAAGAAGAGTTTGGTAAAGAGGTCGATCAAGCGCTAAGACAAGGTGCATTACTAGCGGGTAAGTTAGGTGGCAACACATCACGAGAAGTATTAGAGACGCTTACCCCTGTCGTTAATTGGCGCGAAGCATTACGTGAGTTTATCAACAGCACGAGCAGTGGTAAGGACATGAGTACTTGGCGCAGACCAAACCGTAGGTGGATAGACAGCGGTGTGTACCTGCCCAGTTCTGTTAGTGAGAATATGGGCAAGTTAGTTGTTGCCATTGATACTTCAGGTTCGATAGACAACAACGTGATCTCGCAGTTCTTGAGTGAGGTTATGGCTATCTGTAGAGCTGTTGAGCCTGAGTCACTAGAGTTGTTGTACTGGGACACACAGGTAGCGCAACATGAAACATATTCTAAAGATAATTACGATGCCATCATGCAGTCTACAAAACCTAAGGGTGGTGGTGGTACAGACGTAGAGCCTGTGCCTAAGTACCTAAGAGACAAACGCATCAACCCCGAGTGTGTAGTTGTGCTTACCGATGGGTGTCTCAGCTCGAGTTGGGGGGTGTGGGACTGCCCTACATTATGGGGTATCACGGAGAAAAATATTACATCACCAATAGGAGTAAGTGTCTATGTTGGATGAACATGTACTTTTAAAATATCACTCGCCCACACTAATGATGATGATGGGCGCGAAGTATGGGGCGTTGGCAATTATTGAAAGCGATTCGTTTATTGAAACAGGTAGCGCATCAATACTACAAAGGGGGCTTACATTAGATGAAGCCCTAGCACTATCAAAAATTTTAAACTTAGGAGAATGACATGGCACGAGCAGATGGATATGAAACATTGATGTTACGCGTTGAAGCGAAGAAAGCTTTTTACGATTGCAAGAAACAAGTAGAAGCACTAGTAGATATACCGATGACAAACTCACAAGCTATGCAGTACTTGTGCAAACTAGCCTTAAAACAAATACCGTCTGACGGTATCAAAGGAGAATGAGATGATTGGCAACAGCGCAATGTTAGTAGAATTAAATATGCCTGTGTGGACTGCACGGAAGATGGACAAGAATGTATCTAAAGAAGTTGACATAGCCAAGGGTACTAAGACTCGTGCGGGTAACTACCACAAGAAGTTATTGGCGGGGGCAGTAAAGCTAGATGATATACAACGCGTTGCTAGTGCCGCACGTACTTGGCACTACGCTAACACTCTACCTTGGTCAGACAACGGAGCGCGTCTCTTGCCTATGAAGAACTTCTTTGAGTACAAGCAAACACTCAATGACTTTGAACAACAGTTTAACAACGCAGTAGATGCGTTCATAACAGAGTACCCAACGCTCGTATCTAGTTCTGCGTTTACCTTGGGCGGGTTGTTCGATCGCGAAGAGTACCCCGATGTAGACCAAGTACGTAGCAAGTTTGCTTTCCGTTATATGTTTAGCCCTGTACCTGATGCGGGGGATTTCCGTGTAGATGTAGAGGAACAAACTAAGAAGGAGTTGCAAGATCAGTACGCACAGCATTACAAAAACAAATTGCAAGAAGCCATGAACGACGCATGGAAGCGACTGCACGACACACTCACTCACATGAGTGAACGCTTAGACTACACCGATGAAAACAAAAAGAAGTTTTGGGACAGTATGTTTCATAACGCTACCGACCTTTGTGGGTTGCTGTCTAAGTTAAACGTATCTGACGACCCTAAGTTAGAGCAAGCGCGTAGAGACCTTGAACGTGCCCTGTCTGGTATTGACCCTAGCACAGTACGTGAGAGCCAAGAAGTACGTGAGACCGTTAAGAAACGTGTTGATAATATTTTATCAATGTTCTAAGGAAAATATAATGATTACTAAAGATGATATCGCAGACTTGTCAGAAGCCTTTAAACAATTCAATTCTAAAATGTACAGCTGGAAAACAGAGACATACAGTTCTATACCTAGTATTAGTGACGATGAGTGCGTACGAGAAGTTGAGAACTTACTAGAGCAGGGAGTAATTTTTACTACTCCTACGTTTAAAGCTATAGCCAGAAGTATACATAAGTCTAAAGAATATGTACGTAGAACCAAACTATCACAAGGAGATACAAGTTTTGTAATCGTTGACGACGAAGAAGGTGTTACCTACGGGGCTGGTATGTACGACCCTAGACAAGAAGATAACTACCACAGGGTGACGTCAGTTGCCCACTTACCTGAACACTATAGGGAGAAGATGTTTTTACTTAGACTAGCAGAGCCGGGCAATTTTATACCTGAGGTTGGGTATAGGGGGGAAGATGGGGTATTTATTTTACTTTGTGGGCAGTACCCGATCGCGGATTAAGATTTTATGTTGACCAATATAGTTATATTGTTTATACTCATACCAAAACATATAACGATACTTGGGGTAGCAGATGTTTGATGATGCGAAAGGTATTATAACCATACAGATATTTACTGGTGGACTGTGGTGCTACCCCGCTCTTGTTTTTCGAGGGCAAAAGAAAGCCGTAGTGTACGACGAACACATACCTAAGTTCTTACAAGATAAGCTCACGTTGCTACGCTTAGCGGGTAAGTTTGTGCGGGTCAAAGGCTATGGATACAAGACACGCAGTGGGTATCATGTTGTGGTTGATGCAGAGCAGTGGCAGAAGTTTATAGATGAGTACAAAAATTCTGAGAAGTTTAACGCACGTTATAAAAAGGATAGTAAAAATGAAGAAGCTATTAGCAATATTATGTTTATCGGTGATGAGCATTACTAGCGCGTACGCAGTAACAAAATGTGCACCTGATGGGCGCGGTGGTATATGTTGTTGGGATACAGAAGTAGAAGGCCCATTTAAACCATTAGCTTGTTAAGGAGATAACATGCCCGTAACCCCCGAAAAGAAAGTCAAAGATAAAGTAACTAAACAACTTAAGGATATTGGTGCTTATTATTTTTATCCAGTTACGAGTGGGTATGGGGGTTCGGGTGTGCCTGACATTGTAGGTTGCTATGGCGGGTATTTCTTTGCAATTGAGTGCAAGGCAGGTGCTAATAAACCTACCGCGTTACAAGAGAAGCACTTAAAAAATATATGTGAGGCAGGAGGAATAGCCTTTGTTGTTAATGAAGATAACGTACAAGACGTTTATAAAACAATCTATGAGGCAATGAGTAATGGTAAATAGTTCTGTTCTAAAAGAAGCTGAGGTTATTATTTACGGTGATAGAGAAAAGACGTATGGGCACCCTGCTAAGAACCTACAAGCTATTGCAACCATGTGGAACGCATACTTAAAGTCTGTTGGGGATAGGGCATTAGTTGAGCAAGATGTTTGTGTGATGATGGTTCTATTGAAGGGCGCACGTTTAGCCAACGACCCAACGCATCGAGATTCGGTTGTAGATATATGTGGGTATGCCGCGTTAATAGAACGTTGTCAGGAGGTCGGTGTGCACAATGAAGAAACAGATAGGGATAAGGGTTGAGCCAGTACGTGTTCGCCATGCGCGGATTGTAATTATGTTAAAGGGTAGACCGCGCACAATACAAGAAGTCGCAAGAACATTACGCGTTAATTACTACACAGCTAGACGGTATCTATCCGACATGCTAAAGAAAGAATCGGTGGAGTTACTCACCCCCAATAAGCACCCGCTTAGATACTATGTACCTTTAAGGAAAAAAGATGAGCCCGATAACTAAATTAGTAACACAATTAGAAGCAGTTAAAAATAAGTTTAGTTTAGATAATACAGATTTATTGATACTGGCTACGCTTAGTGAGAAGTGGGACGAAGGTAAAGATGTGCGCGTAACAGACCTAACAAAAAAGTTTAACGAAGGCGTTGGTTCTTCTGCAAGTATTCATTATCGTCTAACTACTGACCTAGTTAAGTTAGGCATAGTTGCTTTACAAATAAGCGAGGAAGATGCGCGGGTTAAATTTATCGTAAAGGGTAAGCAGTTTAATACATTAGAAAAATATGTAGGTAACTTATGGAAGCCGTAGTCGCATTACTTCTAGCACGTATGGAAACGAACCCCGAAGAATTTAGAAACCTACAACAGGGTAAGTGGTCAGATATATTGGCAGACCTTTTGTATATAGGCACAGACTCCCAACTAAAAAAGATACGCGCCAAATTGCGGGCAATACAGAAGAAAGAGGCGGTTCAACCGTTAGAAACTCTTTTACTGTTAATGGAATATAAAAATGGAGGGTTTAAATGAACTTAATTACGATTGACTTTGAGACCTACTACTCTGGCGAACTAGGATTTAAAAAACAAACAACAGAAGAGTATGTGCGTGACGATAGATTTGAAGTGATAGGCGTTGCAGTTAAGGTAAACGAAGAACCCGCACGGTGGTTCAGTGGGAACTATGAGGAGACACGTGGTTGGTT